TAGAGCCATAGCTATCAATTCCTATTATATAAACAGAGTATATAAAGCTTTCGCTCATAATCCTCCGGGCGCACGTTTATTTAGCGTATTTCTGCTTTTTCCTGTCCTAAAAATAGAAGGTGTGTCATTATTTACGGTACGTCTAGATGCATTTCCACTTAAATTAGCGCTAGCAAAAGTCGCACTTGCTGGGGCCATAGATAAACAAGCATGTATACCCATAACCGAACTATCACAATAATCATCATGTTTACCATCTGGAGCAGCTATCCTTTCTGTTTTTTGTGCTGCATCCATAACATATTCTAATTCACAGTGTTCTCTTATCCACTTATTGACTAATTTAGCATCATTAGGTTCTAAATCTTTAGGATGTGGTATTTTTACTATACCTTGTTGTATAAAAGATACATAATCTCTATATGCTTGGGTTTTAGTACCCTTTGGGCCACCAGTAAAAACGAAAGGTATAAAATGCCTTCCATCTTCATAACAAGCCTTTCTTATGTCTTGCTCAATCGCACCACCAATACCAGTAGCGTCAATAATAATACGCTCAGCACCAAAATCTGTAGCAGTGTCAATGATACGTGAACGTTGGTAAGGAATGTCGTGTCCACCTGTTCTTGGATTGATTTCTTCCAATGATATAAGGCGTGCAACATTTCCATCTGCTGCTTTTTCGACGGCCCAAACGCTAATAACAGTGCTATTAACGGATTTACCAATATCCACGGCCACAGTACAATTCGGATAAACCTTTCCTCGCTCTGCGAAAGAGGTTCCTCTTTGTCTACATGCTTTGATAGCTTCTGGATTGAAGATGTTTGAGACCGACTCGACGAACTCGCACTCATATTCTGTTCTCCAATATATTGAATCTTCACCCCATTCCATCATCTTGTCAAGCATTTCTGATTCTGTGTATGGAGGCGTATAGGCTCTACCAGCCTTTACCGCATCTCTCCACGTGTACACTAATCTGGTGTATGTATCTGCATAAGCGTCATCATACAAATAGCGCCACATGTGGTTTTCTTTACTTTTCGGGGTACCTAAGTTAATAAAAGGTGCCTTGTTAGCCACAATACAGGGCTCTACATTATCAATGAACAGTTTATCATTGATTAGTGGACTCTCATCCACAATTAAGAAGGTAGGGTGCTGGCCTCGTATAGCTTGCCCTTGGTTAGATGCAGCTACCGGAGCTCTACGCAAAACTGTGCCCCCTTTAAGTGTTATGTTAGGCTTATTGTGAAATCTATAATTCTTAACTAAGCCTGATAAGAATGTATTGTCAGCAAAGTGCCTATATACATAATTAAATATAAGTGAAGCTTGGTCCTCAGATGGAGCCAAGATAAATATTAAGTCTCTAAATCTCTTAAAGAACATATAAACAGTAGCAGCAACAGAGAGGGCGTACGATTTACCAGAGCCTCGTGGAGCCAAGATAGCCATCTTGCGCTGTTTTCCATTAGCGGGGTGAGTGAGCGCTGTTACAACTATCTTTTCTTGCATAGGTCGTAACTTTAAAGGTCTGTTCTGGTTGTCTACAAGATAAGCTTCACAAAATGCACGAACTAAAGTCGTCATTTTAAGTTCATCGTGTCTACACTTTTCGAATATAGCCTCTAATGCTCTTGAATCATGTGCTCCAGCACCTGATATTGCAGCATTAAACTTTTTCGTCTGGTTCACTATCGCCTTCATTGGCTAGTTCTCCTAAAAGTGATGCAAAATCTTCTGATTTAGTTTCTGTTACAGTAGGTACTTCAATATTAAGAGCCCTGAACTCAGTATGAATATCCTTGACAATAGCGTTTCTTTGTCGCAGTAACTCTGTTCGTAGGTTAATGTCCCGAATATGTACAGTAATTTCTTCCCAAAGCACGTCTTCAAGCGCGAGATTGCGAGCCAGAAGGCGGACAAGTTCTTTATGTCGTTCATATTCTCCTTCTCCTACCCTCTGTCTAAGTCTCTGCTCGTATCCCTCAACGTCCATTACTTGGATTCGTCGAGCGCTGCCTTAACTTTTGATTTAACTAATGCTGCAAGTTCATCATCTTTTTCATCCCAAGCTGTAATTAATACATTCTTGACTAATGAGTCTTTAACATGCTTCTGTGCAGTTTCGTCCATCTTTTCGAAGGCTTTCATCTGTACTTTAGTTAGATTCTTATCTAGTAAACCCATTAACTCAGCTTCGTTATTCTTTAAGTATTTAAAGACTAACATTTTAACAGCTGGTACAGTATAAGCGATATAACCGCCCATACCTAAAACTACAGCAGCTAGTGCCATAAGTAATGGTTCGTCCATCAAAGTGTCTAGTATTCCAGATTCTTCTACAGTATCCAAGATAGCAGTGAGGTTGCCCTCAGTGGTCTCGTTGGCTGCTGTTTCGTTATTTGTTTCGTTTGCCATAGGTATTCACCTGTAAATATATATTGTCAACGCACTATATAAAGCTTTCGTCGTGTGGCCCCATAAGACGCATACTGCGTAAGAATCCTGTGGGTTCGTGGTCTGTTAGGAGCCACAATATA